GTATGGCTGTTGGAGATATAATAGGTGTAGTAACTGATTCTTCGGGAATACATTTTAGTACTATCACTGCTGTAGGTTCTGCTACAACATTAACTATTGCAGACGCAATAGATGACGATGCATCTGATAATGACAGAGTATATACGTATACAAACGCATTTACGCAAAAGATTTTAAATATTAATAATGCTTGGGTTCGTAGTACTGAGGATACTGATGTACCTATTACTATAATATCAAGACAAGAGTATGTTGACCTAAGTAAGAAAACCGAAAGTGGTAAAATAAACCAATTATATTTTGATCCTCAGGTAACTACAGCCAATATGAATGTTTGGCCTGTGCCTGATGATTCACATACAAACGATAGAATACATTTGTATGTTACAAGAGCGTATGAAGATTTTGATGGTGTAACTAACGAGAGTGAACCTGACTTTCCTCAAGAATGGTATTTACCATTGTGTTGGGGATTAGCAGTTATTATATCTCCTAAATATGGAGTAACTGCTACTAAATATCAGGAACTAATTGCAATATCTTCTTCATTAAAGCAACAATGTGATGATTGGTCAACGGAGAAAGAATCATTATTTTTACTTCCCGCTGATAGACAAGGAACATACCGTAGGTAAATTTTATGGATTCAGTACGAGTACCTTTATTTGCTTTGCCACAACAAAGGCAATTTAGTACAACAGAGGATCAGTGGTTTAAGAATTGTTACCCTGAAGTAATAGCTGGTCCTGCAGATACTCCATTTACTTCAGTAATAAAACGACCAGGATTTTCAGATTCTCTTACCACAGCTACTGCTGCTGGTAGAGCATTATATGGTTGGACTCAGAATGGTAGTATTTATGCTGCTGTTGGAAATAAAATATTCAAAGATGGGTCAGCATTAAGTGGCACATTGGATGATACTACTGGCAGAGTTGACGTAACTGAGGTTAGAGGGGGAACACCAAGACTTGTATTTAGAGTAGCTGATAAAATATGGACTGTTGCAGCAGATAATACAATGACAAAAATGACTGACGCTGATATACCAACTGGATTAGTATCGGGTATAGTAAATATAGATGGATTTATTTGTGTAATGAAGGGTTCCACTAATCAAATCTTTCATGCTGATGTAAATGACCCAACTAGTTGGAATGCAAACAGTGTTCTTACTTCTTCATTGGAACCTGATTTAGGGGTTGGAATAGCAAAGCATCTAAACTTTGTTGTAGCATTTAATGAATGGTCTACAGAATTTTTCTTTAATGCTGGTAATGCATCGGGATCAACTCTAAGCCCAGTAGAAGGTATAGCAATTCGCTACGGTTGTGCTAATGGAGATACTATTTTTTCAGGAGAGAATACAGTAATATGGTTAGCTCAGGGACGTAGTGGTGGTAAGTCTGTTATGATGCTTGAGGGAAATGATTTAAAAACTATTAGTACCAAGCCCGTAGAACGTTTGATTGATGAAGAAGCTAACGGTGGTGGAAATGGTATAGCAGATGCTTATGCGTATGGTATGAGAATCGCGGGACACCAATTTTATATATTAACTCTTAAAAATACAGCTAAAACTTTAGTATGTGATATAAGAGATGGTACCTGGCATGAATGGACATCTTTTGATGGAACTACCGAAACTTATTTTACAGGTATGGATTTTTGTGAAGACGCTGATAAGAAATTTTTATTAGATGAAGATAACGGTAAAATATATAATATGGATATTGATATTCACCAAGATTCAACAAATGATATTAAAGTAGAAATGCTGACTAGTAGAATAGATTTTCAATCAACTAAACCTAAATTTTTATATAGATTAGGTGTTATAGGAGATATACAATCTGCATCTTCTCCAATAACTATAGATTGGTCAGATGATGATTATAATAATTATGCAGCCTCTAGAACTGTAGATATGAATAATACTTTTCCAAGACTAGTTGCTTTGGGAAGATTTCACAGACGAGCATTTAGATTAGCACACACAGCCAATACACCACTTAGATTAGAAGGTTTAGAGATGGGAGTAGAGCAAGGTAGATATGCTGAGGGAGATAATTAATGGCTTTAGGACCTCCTCCTTTACATACACCAATTGAATCTCCTCAATGGAAGAGATATTTTGAAAGATTAAGTAACCAATTAGGAGGAGCACAAGAGGGTCAGTTAGGTTATTTTAATGGATTAAATTTTACGAATTCTAATATTACGTCCATAGCAACTCGTACTCATAATAGTTTACAGACACATCAAGGTGGAAGTAGTGGGGAGAGATACCATTTAACTGCTGCTCAACATACTGGGGTTACTGCTGGAGGAAATTTTACTAAATCAGTAACTGATTCCATAACTGCTGGTGCTACTCAAACTCAAGCTGGAGCAACAGCTTTAACTAAAGATATAAATAGAGTAACAACAGTTGGTACTGATAATGATGGGGTTAAATTACCAACAGCATCAGCTGGATTAGAAATTTTAATTATAAATGCTGACGCTGGTCAAGACATACAAATATGGCCTAACACTGATGATGCTATAAATGGTGGTTCAGCAAATGCAGTAGATGGTACACCACTTGGAGAAGGCGCAACAAGAAGATATATAGCGGCAGACGCAACTAATTGGTATACAATATAAAATGGAAATTACAATAAAACAACAGAGAAATGAACTATGATTATTAAATATTGGGTAGATTTTCACAAATTTGGGTGTGGTCCACAATACGGATTCTTCAGTGGAATTACTAAGTTCTTTAAAAAAGCAGCACCAATAATTTTGCCAATTGCTGGGTTTGCCCTTGCTGGGCCTTTGGGTATTTCGGCAGCAGCTGGTGCTGGTATAGGCGGAGCGATAGGTGGGGCAATTTCTGGCGGAGGTCTTAAGGGAGCACTTATTGGAGGATTGACTGGTTTTGCTGGTGGTAAACTTGCTGCTGGTGGACTTGGTGGATTTGGTGGTGCTGCAGGTGCTAGTGGTAGTGCGGTACAATTTGGTGGAAGAGCAGCAGGAATAATGGGAATGTCTGGTACTGGTGCTGGAACTACAACTATGTTGAGCGGTTTAGCAGCCCCAAGTGCTGGAATGCTTCAAGCAGCACAACGAGGTTTTGGAACTGCTGCTGGTAAAAATGTACCTCTCTTAGGACAATATCAAGCATCGGGGTCAGGTTTGAAGGCAACTACTGGTTCTTTGTCTGGTGGATTAAAATCAGTAGGACAAGGTGTTATAACGGGACACACTGGTGGTGTACCACAATACAAAAGTCCTACATCTGTTCAGCCAGGAGCTTTAAAACAGGGATTTACTTTTGATAGAGAAAAGATTGAAGAACTTGTTGGTGCTGGATTCTCCGCATATGAAGGTGATATAAGACAACAGCAAATAGAAGCTACACAAGAAAATTTATCTAAATATCAAGATGAATTTGCAGATTTTTATGCTGCAGAAGCTAAGAAGCAACAAGAAGCTTTGGCTAGGGGAGAATTACCTAAGACTTACGAAGCTGCCTTACAGAGAGAAAGCGACAGATTAACAAGGCTAATGATTGCTCAAGGACACAATCCAGCTGAATCGGGTTTTGGTGCTGAGACGGTGGTTAGAGGCTTAATGGATCTTGAAAGTAAATTTATTGGTGAAGAAAGAGATTACTGGAAATCTATTGGCGCAGGTGCTGAGGGAATGCAAGCAAGAATTCAAGAATTACAAGCACGGGAAGTACGAGAACCAGATGTTGGTCTGGCCTCACTGGGAGAACTTGGAACTAAGGTAGCTGGTACGCTGGCTGACTTGGTTTAAATAACGGAGATATAAAATGGCATTAGAAACAATAGGTCAACACATAGCAGGTATACGACACACTGAGGCCGCTACTAGAAATATAAATGCTGCTACTAGGACAGAAGAAGCTCTTCGTCCTGGACGAGTAGAAAGCCTAGATCTCAGTAATGAACAAGCAAATCTTATGTTATCTGAATTATATAAAGATGCTGATTTACGTGCGTGGGCAAGGGACAATGAAATGCATGAAGCTAGGGCATTGAATGAATATATAACTAACGATAGGGAAGGTTTTGTTGCTAATGTAGCTATAAGAGAAAGAGCAGCAGCACTTGGTAATAGTTTTGAACTAGCTACGAAGGAAGCTGATATGATATATCTCAGATTAGATCCTTTGCTAACAGAATTAACAAATGTTGTAAATAATCCTGACTTAACCCCTGATCAAGTAAATCAGGCTATGGGTAGAATAAATCAAGTCTATGATGGATATATACAAAGTTGGCAAATGGACGGTACTTTAGGAGAGGAAGATAGACAGGAAGATGGAATAATTAGACCTGATGGAGGTCTTCCTGGTGGCATGTCGCAAGGAGACCCACTAACAAAAGAAAGTATAGGGGCTCTTAAGTTTACTACAGATGTTATGGGTAGAATGTCTAAGATAGGCAGAGAAGAACAAGCTAAACTAGCAGCAAAAGCTCCTAGTCTTAAAGACGCAGTAGACATACAAGGAAAGTTAACAACTGTCGGGGGTCAAAAAACTGACCTTATGCTGGAACAAATTTGGGGAACTTTTCCTGAGACAGCAGAAGTTACTGATACTGGAAAAAGAACAGCAGACAAGTGGGAATCAGCAAATACTAATTTATCTCAACTTTTAGAAAGTGCAATGACAGACAGTGGTGATCCAATGGCTGATGCTCAGGTATTAAATGATTTTATGAGAAAATCACTTCAAACTGCTGAAGTTGGTTTTGACGCAAAGGGTTTAGGAAGTGGTGATGTTTATACTTATGCTCCTTCAGCTCAACTTGGAACTTTTAAAGGTCCAGGTGGAATTCAAATGAGTCGTGATATTTATATTGACATGTTAAAAGAGGCTATACACCTTAAGTCTGAAGAAGAGGCTCAAAATATTGCTAATCAAATGTTTAATAATATGGTTACTTCATTGCCCAGGTGATAAAAATTGATTAATCCATATTTAGATGTAGATACGAAAAGTACAAAATCACAACCCAATATTTCAGGAAATCCTTATCTACCTTCCACTAGTACTGCTCCTAGTGTAAATCCCTATTTGCCCCAAGCAAATCCTTACCTTCCTTCTCAAGGAGGGGACGTTGGAGGATACACTGGTCCTGAAGGTGGTCGTACACCTTTAAATATATTAGCAGCTATGCCAGGTACTGTTGAAGGTTTTGTAAAAGCAGGTCTTCAATTTGGAATAGCTACCCCTTATGCCACAGTTAAATCTGGTATTGTATCAGCCTTAAAAGGAGAGCTTGACGCATTTCCCGACGAATTTAATAAAGTACTAGAAAATGCAGCAAATGTAAGTTTTCTTGGTGTAAAGCCCTTTGCTGCTCAAACTGAGGCGGGTGAAAGATTTCAACATTTATTCCACGAAAGTATTATTGAACCCATAAGTGGACACTTTCAAAAAAAGGCTGACCAAGTATTTGAAGCTACCAATAGTGCAGCCTTAGCTACTTCAGTAAGAACCTTAGGAGAACTTATTTCTTTGTTAACTCCAATATATGGAATCAAAGGAGCAACAGCAGCAACTAAAGCTATGGTAGATAAAATACCTGCCAAACCTATAAATATCCCAGGTACCGATGTAGGTCTTCCTCTAGGAAGAAAATTTTATGAAGATCCAAAAAATATAATAGATTTTAAAACTTGGGATACAGAATACATAAGAAGTTTAGATAAAAAAGGAAGAGGACATGAATACAATTTAGAAGCTTCCCGAGAACTATATACTTATGCAATGCAAAATCACATAGCTAAAAAAGGTAAAAAGGGAGATGAAATTATAGAAGATAAAATAGAGATAACTGTGGAAGAAGCTGCACCAAAGGTGGATCCTTGGGAAAAAAGATTAGCTTCTCCTGGTGAATTTATATCTACTTTTGACAGATATTTAAACCCAAGAACTAATAAACCTTATACCGATAGAGCATTAGAAAAATATTATATAAAATATTTAAACGAGTTTGACAAACCCCCACAACCTGAAATAGGTAAATATGCTAAACCCCCAGTAAGTGTAAGTAAAAAAATTTATGCTAAGACAAAAGCAGATGCAGAAATAAAATTTGCAAACTTAGCAGAATTTACGGAAATACTTAAAGAAAGAAAAACATCTAATAAACAATTAGCTCCAGAGATTACTCAAGAAATGGCTATTAAAATACTTGAAGAAGCTAGGCCTGCTGTACGAGGAGAAAAGGATGGTACAAGTACAATCTTTTCTGCTCTTAAAGGAGAAAGTTTAGTAGATGCTAAAATGAAAGCTAGAGATAAGGGTTATTCAGATCCAACTGTAGGTGTTTCTTCTAAAGGAATCGTATCTAAAGGAAAGACATTCTTTTCCAAATTTGAAGTTTATCAATTAATGGAAAAAGGACAAACTGGAAAGTTAGTTCTTGAATCAGGGTTGGCTAAAAGACTTAAATATGAAGATAGCATATTTAAAAATCGTGATCTTATGCCAGAAGAAATTACAGGAGTAAAAATTACTCCCGAAGCTTTCAAAGCAATGAAAAAGACTGAGGCAGCTGAAAGGGACGCTACAAAAATAGCTAAAGAAATTGCTAAAGGTCCCAAGGAAGTAAAAACCTTATCTCCTAAAGAATCTGAAAGTCCTTTAGATATTTTTGATGTTACCAAAGAAATGTGGAAAGAAGAAGGTGGTTGGGAAGGAAAATTTACATCCTTAGGAGCAAAATATATACCTGATAATACAGGAGAATTAATGGAATATTTAGGAGATCCATCCAGAGGACAATTTAAACCTGGAGATCCTCTTCCTAAATATAGAGGATTGCTGACCAGACAACAAGGATTATTTTCAAAATTTATTCAAGGTACAACTTATAAATCTATAAGCTTATTAAATAAAGTTAGACAAATATCTCCTACATATGCAAAAGTAGTTGATGGTTTTGTAGCCCCAGCTTTACATCTTGCTATATATGATACTAAGGGAGTTGCTCGTAGACCAAGAACAGTAGATTCTGTTCATACTGAAAAAGCAAATAGAATTGGAACTTTCATGACAGCTACATTAGAAAATAATGGATTCAAAGGATTGAATGAAATATTTAAAGCTGTAAGACCTACGTACTTACCTGGTGTACAACAGTTTGTTAGGTACGGTGGTAAAATAATGTCTGCAAAAGATGGACTAAAAATAGCCAGAGCAATTAGAGGCCAAGGTCCCGTACCAAAAGGAAAATTAGGTGAGCTCGTAAAAGAAACTCAAGAACTTATTCGCAGAATGGATGATTATATTAAAGAAGTATTTCCTGATCATGAAACAATTGCAAACTATTTTCCTCAAGCATGGAACCAAAGATTTATAAGTAAAAATTTAGATCAATTTATAAAAGATCTTACAGAGTTTCTTGAAACTCCTAAAATAGCAAAAGAATTTGAAGGTAAACATGGTGCGTATGGTCCTGGTGGAGCTGCAGCTATGGCTGATCAAATGGCTATGAATATTATAGGTGAAGGACGAACTATGGCTAGCAACAGAGCTGAGGCTATGCTTGCTGATATAATGAATATGACTGGTAAAGAAAGTATGCCAGAAATAAAAGCTATAGCCAGAAAAGCTAGCGGAGTTGATCATCAAAGAATTTTAAGAGATTTACCCGTAGAAACATTTGAAAAATATATGAAAAATGATCCATATAAAGGATTACAATTCTATATTGAAGAAACATCCAATAGAGTAGAATGGGCAAGAATGTACGGTGAACATAATGAATTGTTGTATAAAGGTATAATTGATGGAGTCAGAGAATCAAGTGCAAAAGGATATGAAGTACCAGCCTATGTAGTAGAACGTACTTTAAGATTAGCAGAAGCTATGCAGGGTGCATATAAGATGGGTGGACATAAAGGATGGATAAAAACTCAAAGATGGACCACTAACTTTTTAAACGCAGCTCTTTTGCCATTGGCAACAGTAGCCTCTCTTCCAGAAGCTGCATTACCATTATATAATGGTGGAGCAAGAGCGTATGGTAAAGCAATTCCAAAAGTGATTGGAGCTGGTATTTTAATGGTTGGAAAGTCTATACATAAAGACTTTAAAATTGGTAAAATAGATAAAACCCGAGCTATGATTATTACTCAGCAGATACGAAAAGCTGGTGATGTATCAGCTATGGAAAGAATGAATGCACTATTCCAAGGAGATTCTAGTATGCTTGGTAATATAGTATTTCGTGCTAATCTTCTTTACTATTGGACTAATTGGATGAATCACTTAGCTGTAGGAACATACGATGCTATGGTAAAAGATTATTTTAAAGCTAGGGTAGCTGGTAAAAAAACTGGTCTCGTAAAAAGCGAAGAAGTTCGTATGGAAAGATTGATGGAATATTATGGATTGGATATAGCTGAAGGCATGGCTTGGGCTAGAGCCAAGGCACCACTTAAGGGACCATTCTTTGAAAAGTTAAAACGTGGTGCTCACATATTTGCTGAAGATTCGGTATTAACTCCTAATCCAGCAACACTTCCTCTATGGCACTCAAATCCTAATTTAGGATGGTTAAGACATCTCAAAACTTTTCCAACCTTAATTGGTAACAGAGTTATTGCTAAATGGGGAATAGAAACTTATAAAGGATTTCATGACCAAGGAATGCCAGTATCGGGAGGAAGAGCTGGTGTATATACAATAGGTACTGGAATGGGCCTTCTCCTCATTGCAGATTTATCTAATCAAATAATAGATGCTCTAAGATATGGAGATAAGGGTAATCCATTATATGAACAAAGATTTAAAAAACTTTCTGAGTCAGAGCGGAGAGTATTACGTGCTATAGAAAGAGCTGGATTATTTGGTATGGGTAATTTTGTGTTTGACTCTATGTTTCATTCTTATACGGGAATAGTTGGAATAGCTATGGGTCCAACAGTAGCTAAGGGGGAAGCTTTGTTTAAAGCTTTTTTTGCAGAAGGACTCGTTAAACAGAAGCCAAAAGCATTGGCTAGAGAACTTGTTAAACTAACCCCAGCGTTAAACGTAAATAAAGAAATACGAGATGAAGCTATTAAAACATTAGAAAACTTTTTAAAAGAAAACACTTTTATGGATGAAGGTTCAAAATGGAGAAAGGCTAGATGATTACTAAACACCCAGAAGCTGTGGTTAAAGCTATAGATTTTGTAACCTATGGTTGTTCGGGATGGGCTTGCATTGCTGCTTATATAAATCATTACTCAACTCTGTTTGCTATTGGCATAGCTTTTTGCTCACTACTTGTAAGTATTTATTTTAAACAAAAGAATTATAGATTAGAAAAAAAGAAACTAGAGGCTATGTATGGAACTGACGCTAAAGAGAGTAATTGAAAATGAAGATGCTACATTTGGTGTATTAATAAATGGTAATACTCCATTTGCTGTAACCCTAGAACCATCTTGGGAAGATAATAAAAAAGGCATAAGTTGTATTCCTTCAGGACCATACAATTGTAAAAGAGTTAAGTCTCCAAGGTTTGGAAATACATTTGAAATATTAGACGTAGCGGAAAGAACACATATATTGTTTCACAAAGGGAATAGTGAACATAACACACAGGGATGTGTACTTATTGCTGAAGAATTTGGTAAACTAAACGGAAGAGCTGCAGTACTTGCTAGCGGAAGGGGGTTTACCGAGTTTATGTATATCTTACAAGATGTAGATGAGTTTGATTTAATTATAGAAGATTATCGTTGTTGTAGTACTTAGTGGAGGATTAGAAATGTTACAAGCACTTATAGGACCAGTAGCCTCACTACTGGATAAATTTATACCCGATGCTGACACTAAGCAAAAGTTAGCACATGAAATAGCAACCTTAGCTGAGAGACAAGCTCACCAAATTGCTATAGCACAAATAGAAGTAAACAAAGAAGACGCCAAAGGTAATTGGTTTCAAGCGGGTTGGCGACCAGCGTGTGCGTGGGTATGCGTAGCTGGGTTTACAGTGAATTTCTTAATTTCACCATTAGCAGATCCATTTGGAATCATGGTTCCTCAGGCTGACATAAGTACGATGATGCCTGTATTACTAGGTATGCTTGGATTAGCTGGTGCTAGAAGTTTTGAACGGGTTAAAAAAGTTGGAAAATAAAAGGAGTAATAAAATGAAATTTGATGAAATAAAAGATTATGCACTAGATTTATGTGAATCACTTCCTAACATAATATGGTACGCTGGTTTCTTTATTCTTGGATTAGTTGTTGGCTCTTGGTAGCAATGGCGGAGTCCACTACACCAACCAATACTCTTACTGAAAGGCTGGTAGATAAATTAATTTATCAATCTGGATGGTATCAAGAATTTTTTGGAAAGGATAAACGCGAGGATATTGTACCTCCTCCTCCTAAGGAGGAAATCCCTAGTATTGTAACTCCCAAAGCGGTAGAAATACCACAAGGGTATACTGATACAGATACATTATTTGGAAGAGATGTTGAGCCATTTAATATGGAAGTGGTTTCTAGAATTGAAGGAGGGGATTTAGTTCTCAACAGTAAAGATCCTCATTTATATGTAAATCCAGTATCAAAAGCAGTAGGACCTTATCAAGTAAAACCAAAAGCGCACAGCGATGTAGGTAACTTAAGATGGTACGGTGCCACCAATCTTAGGGGTCCAAAAGATTATGATACAGGCGGTAAACAACGAGGACATTCTAACAGATATTTAACATCTTTATTAGGAAAATATGAAGACAGATATGCAGGAACAAATACAGGAAAGTATCGAGATAAACATGGCAAAACTGTATTTGGTAAAGATGCTCAAGGGCGTTGGGATAAAACTGGAACTCAGTATATGCCTAGATTTGATGTTAAAGGAGCACGAGCAACAGCGTTAGCAGCATATAATTTAGGGCCTACTAGTATGGATTATATGTTAGATAAAAAGAAAAAATTAACTGGTAAGTCTTTTAAATATAAATATAAAGGAAAAACAATATCAGTTACAGAGGAAAAGCTAGAAGAAGTAAGAGGATATTTAGGTAGGTATGTAGCTGAAGGAGAATTAACTAAACAAGAAATTTTAGATGCATTTCCAGAAATGAAAGGCAACATAGATAAATATATAACGGCTTGGCACGATGTAAACAAGAACAGGCAGAGACGTTAAAAAGATTTTCTAAGTATCTTAGCAGATTTTACAGTACCCTTAAGTATCTCTGAGTTACCCCCTTGACCATTGTCATTGGTTAATGTATTCATTACATGGTACCGTAACTTGTCTTCTTTTAATAACCACCCTACAGTCTTAGCCAGTATCGGTTCTTCTTCAAGATCCTTCATCTCAACCCAACCACCCTCACCTGCGTGGTCATACCATTCAATCAATACCAATGGATACTTTTTAAACTTTCTGTTTTTCATAAGTTGTTATATACTCCGTTCATCATAAGTATAAATAATAACACCTGCAATCCAATTAAATAATAAGCTTTCTTTAGAAAGCCCCACCAAGCCCATACTATATCACTAAATCCATTTATTAAGAATCCTTGTACATAGTATCCTTCTGAGATAAGATATACACCAACGACTGTAGTAATGGTTCCAATTATTTCATAGAATTTTTCCCACCTATGTGTGTTTTTAATTACATAACTATTCACTACTGTTCTCCAATTCATTTTCAATTAAAAGATTTATATACTCTTGCGCTTTATGTAAATCTTCTAATCCACCCTTGTATCTCCATCTCATAATATATTTTATTACGTTACCCTCAGCATAGGGTATTTCATTTTCCATCATAAATTGTACAGGTTCTATTTTCCACCTTGAGTAGTGCTTAGGGTCTTTTATGTTATCTGGATTCATGGGTATGTGTACCATTTTTTAGTGTATTTCTCTTTATACCAGAGCGCAAACTCTGGATCCTCTTTAAATTTTACCATAACTTGTTTTGTAGACAATTGGTCAGACCTTATGAGGTCAGCCAACTGTTGATACTTATCTTCTTTTATATCTCGCATGAGTTTCCAGTACAAGCTAGCTGTTGGGAACTACTTGTGTTGTCCTGTTCTTCAACCAAGAATGACCAATCTGCACTAGGAGTAACCTTTAACGCTTCTTCATACTCTTCTTTAGTACAGTCAGTATATGGTGCTTGTTTGTATGTTCCACCATCGTAAGGTAGAAAAGATATTCCACTTATAGCATCGAAGTGATCATATACCCAAGCTCCAACTTTCATCCACTCATGCTCTCTGACGTAAGCAGTAATAGATGGTTTATGTTCACACCAATTCTCTTGATATACTAGCCAATGTTCCAACTGTTCTATAGCTGTTTTCTGGTTTCTGGTAACAGCCCCCTTAGGACTCTTACATCCAAAAGAAAATATAGTTGTTGAATCTTCTTTGCCAAATGCTGGTTCATTAGGAAATCCACATTCTTTCATAAAAGCAGTTAACGGGTCTTTGTTATCTTGACGTACTGTTCGTATATAGTAATTATTATGACGAGGATGTATCCCACTAGCAGTATTAGTAAGCTGACTAACAGTGCCGCTAGGTTTGACGCAAGTGATTGCGCTGCTTGGATTAATCCCGAGCTTATGCGCCCAAGTTTCATTCGTATTGATTGCCACATCTTTCATCTCCCGTAGCCATTTCTTAGTTATGTCTCTGCAAGTACTGAGAGTTTGATGATCCATTATGCCAGTCAACGACACTCCAAGCAATGCCTCTTCCTCAGTATTCTTTTTCCAAGAAGACCTCAAATATCTGAAGTCAGTTAAAGTAGCCTGCATAGTACCTATTATGGTAGCAATCTCTACCTTTCTCTTCAGATCTTTTAATGTATCTTTAGGTCTTACTATTACCTCAGATAAGTTACAAAATTGATTAGGTCTAAGCACAATCTCAGAACATGGGTTAGTACCAAATTCCCAATCAATATCCCTACGTTCAGGAGAGAACTTCCTAGCTGCTGTTCTGTTAAAGATACCACGTTCTCCTGAGTGACTCAGATATAATGCTTGCCATTCAGACATAAATTGAGCCATATCGGGGGTCTCAGTGTAACAGGCAGAATTATTAGCTAACGCCCTTTGTCCGTTCAATTCCCACCAATTGCCAGACTTAGCTATTCTCATTCTGTCATCACTGAGATTAGATAAAGATATCAGCGCTGATCTCCTTACTCCCCCTACTACGACTATATCACCCACTTTACAACATATATCATGACACTCTATGCTTGTAAGTTTCCTGCCCTTGGCATTTGTAAAAGTATTTACAGTAAACTTAAATAAATCTTCCAATGGTTGTGGCCCTGAGGAACGCCCACCAAAGGTCTTTAATCTCGCTCCAGCGGGACGAATTTTTGAAACGTCCCACGAGGGTATCCTGCCAGAATAAAGCAGGGATATAAGCTCTCTGTAAGCGCTAGACCATCCCAATTTTGAGTCAGTTACGTGTATTACAGTATTAGTATTATGTATCTCCTCGGATACTTGAGGTAATTGATTTATAAATTGTCTCTCTACGCTGAATCCCACTCCAGTGCCACACATTAGAATATACATTATTTCGTCAAATGATCGTGGGTTATCTATGGGAAGATAACTACAATTAAATCCAGCTACATTATCTCTTTCTAAAGCCTTGCCAGCAGTCATTAAACATCTCATAGATGGCATGACTTCTAAATTTAGTATAGCTTTCTTTACTTCAGATAAATCAAATTCGTTATCAAATCTCTCAGTAAAAAAAGATATATATCTAACCACAGTTTCCTCCCAAGTCTCTCTTCTTTGTTTATCAGGAAGATGTCTTGCGTATCTACTCAAGTGTATAAACTGTTGATACTCAGTCGGTAATTGGTTCATGTTTTTTTAATTCCTCTCCTAAATATTTAAGAAATAATTCATCTCGTTCTTCTTCAGGGACGTTGTTTTTAAGCCAACCCCCAGCTTCTACTGGGCCAAACTCATGATTTATTTCTGCAAAGATTCTTGCTCTTCTCCTCGGTATAAACGTATGATCTACGTTGTCTGTCATAATATTATACTCCTTTGTTAAGTAAACACTGGTAAACTATTTCTCCAACCATCAAATAGTAATCAGGTATATTTAAAGCTGCATCCATTTGTTCTACCCAAACACTCACATATTCTGTAGGTGCTCCATCCTGATTTAATTTTATAACTAAATCTTCTATAATTTTAGTTTTTGACTCCCCTTCCTGATGTTTCTGCCAAGAGTGTCCAAAAATAGCTCCTTTTAGTGAGCACTGCACGTCTATATTATTAAATCCCATAGTCACACTAGGAGAATTAACAATTAAACTTGTTAACAACAAAAAGGTATTCATAAGTAATCCTCTTTAACTCTATCTATAGAGTGCTGAGTTATGTCAATAGTTCCATGACCTGTATGAGTTAACATAACTAATCCTGCCCACCAATCACAAGTAGCTTCATTTCCTTCCATGTATTCAGGCATATAATCTGCATACCATCCTACATTACAAGATTGTATTAATGGAGCTACAGTCTCATCACCATTAATTCTTTTCATAGTATGAACACCAAATCTATGTGTGTGTCCAAATACTATTGATGTATCGTGTGTTTCAGTAGCTCTCTTAGTAACATACTCCCCACTTATGGGTTGATTAACTCGTCTGTTCATCGGTGCGTGTGTAAACGCTGTGCCATCAATATACACGTAGTGTCTATATTCTATTATATCCCACTTATCTTTACCAGCTCCAACAAAATCTGTCTCGGGTATAAACCCACTTAGTTCAGGTTTGTCTAGAGTATACCTCCAAGTCCTAAGCTCGTGGTTTCCAAGCAACCAGTATCTTTTAGGATTATACTTCTTTGTTTTCCATCTAGCTTGCTTTTTCCACAAGCCACGTATAGGTTTCATTATCTTTTCGTAAGCTTCTATACCTGAATCTATATCATCTTTTAATCTTTTGCCCTCTTTTATCAAAGGCTTATTAGTATCAAAGAAATTTATAGAATCTAAGTTCATGAAATCTCCTATCTGAACTATATTGTCAGGCTTTCTTTCGACAATGAAGTTTCCGAGAGCCTCAAATCTGTCCTTATTATATTCAGGACCATCGTGAGCATCAGGAATCACCAGGGTCGTAGCATATTTCCTCATATTCATTTTCCTCGTAGTTTAAGTTAAGCTCCCCACGTAAGTAGAGGCTGTTGATTATGTCAAAAGCCATGAGCACAGATATAACTGCGTGTTCTCCGCATTCATGACAATGTGCCATCTCGTTATCTAATCCTTTTTCAGACTCACTTCCACATCTGAAACAGTAATAGATTTCTTCTTCTCTCTTATCCATTCCTTAGGTACTTCTGTAAAACTGTACTTGAAGTCGTGTCGTTTACACCACTCTGAGTATCTAGTCTTAGATGTTTTATGCAACTTGTTATCATATTTAAACACAAACCTAATATCCAAACTAGGCTGTTGCTCCTTTATTAATAAATGTTTTGCTCTGTCGTAAGAAGTAAATCTACCCTTGCCTTCAATTATAATTCCGTTAGGTAAAACCCAATCAGGTTTGTATGTATGAATTTTATAAAATGGTATTATAAGCTTCTCGTATCTAGCTCTACTTCCTCTTAGTTTTTTTGCAATCTCTTCTTCAAACTTCGACCTGTATCTAATAGCCATTTTTTAATGTCCTTCTTCTTAAGTGCTGCCTTTAATTGATCTGCTGATTTTAAATCTTCTATGTCTCCTATATTAGTCTTGCTAACTCCACGCATCAATCTCTCTATGCCTGCTCTAGTAAGAGTATCTGACATGTCTTCTTGCTTCTTTTTTATGTCGCCTTTATAAACTTTCATGACTTTGTATATAAGTATACAATATATGTAAAAAATGATATAAAGGCTATTACAGATACGTAAGAAGCTATTTCTCCAAGTATATTATTCTTGTTTAAGTTCATCTTTTCTTTCTCCTAATGTTATTAATCGTCTAGTCTCTTCTAAAATTTCTTCCCAAGTCATGCAGTACTCATTGCATTTTTCTACTCCTTTTTTATTCTGAGTGAAAAAATGTTCGTACTCTTGGGCTACTGCCTGTTCATAATCATCAATTGATTCACACCACTCAAGACATTTTTCCGCTCCTACTGGCCCAACCCCAGGGATACCTTCAATGTTATCAGTAGAATCTCCAGTAAGTATTTGCACGTACTTACTATGAATGCCTTGTTCTACAGATACTTCATACAGTTGGTCTTTAACCCAATTGTAATGCCACCCAGCAATCTGGTCTAAGTCTTTATCGGTAGTAACAATACAAGTATTTTTATCTTGTAAGTCAGCCAGAACATCATCAGCCTCAAGACCTTCTCGCTCTTCAGCATTCCACACATTCTTTAGATACTCCTTAATCTCGGCGTACCAGTGAGGTTTATGCAAAGGATCTCTATTACCTTTGTATATTTTTATCGTAGCAAGATTATCTCTAAATGTTTCCTTCGGACTAAGGAATACCTCTAGCTCAACATCACCAAACCTATTGGATAAAAACTTCTCCACCTCAGTTAAGACAGTCTTAACATTATTTAATGCATTCTCAACAGGTTCTATGACTGTATCCACAGTAACAGCGTAATCAGATACCCCTTTGGCATGTTCTTCACGCCAAGCAAGCATATCTTTTTTATACCTGAACTTAGGTATCTCTCCTAAGTACGATGGCAAAAATAGGTTATATATTTTACTTTGCGCAGCAAAGCCACACCTGTAAAGTATAATGTCTCCATCTACTAGTGCTTTCATAATAGTCCACCAATATTTGTTTCTTTTTTAGCCATATTAGTCAAATTCTTGTCTGAATTTTGATTTATACGCATTGGTCGTACCTTATACAGAGGACATTCATAACCTGTGCATTCTTCGACCTGTTTGCGCCATGTTCCTTTTGAATATGGGTCATAGATGCAATAACGACACATATTATTGATGGCTTCTCTTAGTTTCATCTTAGTTAATTAAAACCTTAGATTCTTCTTCTTTCTTTCTAGCTTTTTCAGCAAACTTATCTCTCCAATCATCTAAGGTAGCTTGCATCTCATGTAGTCCCTCATATCCCTGTACTAAAAAAGGTACTTCAGCCTCTACTACATCAGTCTCTTTATTGACTATTGCATAAACAGCATGACCGTTTCCCTTAGATGCAACAGAACCTTGTACCACAAGTTTGTAGTCAAGGGTTTCGTCTAAGTATCTACTATTCATAATTTGTGTCCTCTTCTAATAAATCAGCTTGAGCGTCAGAGGAAGGGTCATCATAAGACCCTTCTCTAGCTTCAGAAGCTTCTATATAAAATTTACGAGTAAATGCTTCAACAGATTTTTCAACTATTTCAGATTTCTTCTTGGTATTAGCACCTAAGCTAATTGCTCCAGAAGTAATTAATAAATCAACCATAGCAATTGCTCTTTGTAGACATGCTTCGTATCTAATTTCTTTAGAACGTAACTTGTCCTCTTCTTCTTTGTTAGACCAGTATGAGTCTCTGGTAACAGTTGCTCCAGCTGTAACTTTCACTTTAGGTGAAGCTGCTGGTTGTAAGTTACTTGTCTCTGATGCATCCACTACTTCTACTGATTTCAAATCTATATTCTTATAGATTCCTTTTTCAGTATATACAAATTTAATGGTATTACCTTCCTTAAAAGGTAATTTAGTTGCATCAAAGCCAGCACCATACCAAGCACCACTTATTGATACCGATACTCCTCTGCCAGTTCTTATAGTCTCTACGACTCCTTCTGCTGTATTCATATTAAGACCCCCAATGAGTTCCAGTTTTAATTTCAGCTTTTAATGGTATGTTGAAATCTATACCATATAGTTTCTTCATATACTTCACAGGAAAATCCTGTAATGACTCTGACATCACATCCATGAAAAAGTTCCGTTCATCTGGATGAATTTCACAAATAATTGAATCATGTATAGTATTTGTGATAAAAGACTCAGCATTTGCACTTTTAAAGCAATGCCAAGCGTACACTAGTGCTGTTGGTACAATCTCAGCTGTAGCTAAGTATTGCACTGGATAATTTCTAACTGATGTATTACCCTCAACATAACCAGTATGTGTAACCTTCAACGAGGGAAAGTAAAACTTCATCCCCGTAGGAAGTGTTAATTCTTTGTTTATAACTGCTTCATCTACCCATTTATCTTGCTCTCTAGTGATTCCCCTGTATTTTTCAGTAAACGCTCTATAATAACGTCTCTCAGATGGTGTTCCGCTTGTTCCACCATAGAGTGGCTTAAATGTATGCGCTTTTGCGTTTTGTCTAGCCTGTACTCTGTCCCGTTCTCTTGGATATATGATGTCAGCTGTAAATTTATGAACATCAAAATTTCCCTGTATGTCTCGAAGTCCTTGATTATCTCGTCCATACCAGACAGCGACTCTGAACTCCAGTTGTGCTTCATCAGCTTCACCCACCAGCCAGCTTGGTTTTCTTGCTCTAAATAATCGTTTAAATCCTCGATCCACATTCTGGAATTGACACTTGTATGTTTTTCCAGTACTGCTGTACCTGCCAGTAGTAGTAACTGCTTGGTTGATAGAGGCGTGTAGGATACCTTCCCCCTGCTCACAACATTCATTAAACTTCTCCAAAGATTTAGTAACTTGTGCATTTAGTTTCACCTGCCTTTGTTTTAGTTGTATAAACTTCTTTTGTTTACTAGTTTTTGGCTTCAGTAGAGATACAACTACCGATGAAGCACTTCTCTCTCCCTTAGGAGTAGTTATAATATTACCGTTATGGTCTTTTGGCATAGCAAATTTAAGCTCATCATAAATAAACTCAGACATCTGCTTATTACTTCTTGGGTTAAGACCACCAGTAAATTCGTCTAATTCTCTCTCAACTGAACGTAGCTCAGATACAGATAGCTTGTATACTTCCCTTACTTTGGAAGTATCTAAGCACATACCATTAAATTCAATATCTGCAAGAACTGGTATCTGCAGGCACTTTGTATAAAAAACACGCTCTAAGCCATTTTTAAATAATTCCCTACGCTGGTGCTCAAATAATTTATGCGTTTGCTCTACGTCGATTTTAGCGTACTTTTTGAGCCAATTTTCAGGCATTTCTGAAGGGCATATTCCAGCGCCCATCATAGCACTAATTATTGACTCTTTTCCTCCGAGGTTTCTTCGTTTGAGGCACTCTTCAAGAGATAGTCTCCCTCGTCTGTTGGATCGTAATACGTATTCTGCCAATTGTGTACAAAAGGGAAGTGTCTGTTCAAGTCTGACTCCGAGGCGCTTAAGCCATCCAAGCTCGAACTTTGCATTGTGTGCAACAATGAAATCAGCTCTTGCCACTTCTTCAAGAAAGTCTTCGATGTGGGCTGGTTTGGGATGTTGAACGAAAACTCCTCGCTCATCTCCTGATCGCTTCCACGCAATGAGTAAGACATTGTTATTTTCATTTAATGGGTCTCCTTTATCTAGGTTAGTAGTTTCAAAATCGAATACCAAATAATTATTAGATTTGAATATATCAGGATTTGGATTAGTTACAAACTCAGGTATATTATAAATCATTATATGCTCGTTATTTTATTAGTTTTCGTATCTATTAATACTGGAAAATATAAATGCTCTCCGCTTAATTTATTTTTAGGTAGAGAAATCATTCTCCACGACTTGCTGTCGTATTCTTCATTAGAACCAACACCAATAATTAAGTCCATTTGGGCAGGCATTCCAGTATTTGAGAAATCTATATCACCCATCTCTAATCGCAGTTTATTCGTACCCGAATCTCCCGCTTGGGTAACTCCAATAACTAAGATATCATTCTTCTTAGCTAGATTTCTTGCAGATGTAGCGGCTATCTCCATCTGTTCCACCCTACCTTCTTTACCTACCCAAATGTTACGGAGTTGGTTGATTACAACAACATCAACCCCGTGTTGATCAATTAGACTCTGTATATCCCTAAAAGTTCCTGGGGATAATGATTTAAGTATTAAATTATCGTATCCCCTTTGTCTCACTACGTTCTCGACCTCATCAGGATTCTCAATAACATCTACTATAGGCTTTTCCGCTAGTCTACAAATAAGCCTAGACATAGTTGATTTGGCTGGGTCTTCATTTTCAATAAATAATACTTTGTAGCCATCATGCAACAGACCTCCGACCATATTAATAATAAACAATGACTTTCCAACTTCTGGTCTACCAAATACAAGTACATTATTTCCTCGTATTGCTCCCCCAGTAGCTTCATGTAAAGCTTTAGGCCACATTCTAATTCTATTTTTATTTCTCAGTGACTCTACAACATTAGACACACTAGCACCAACCAACAGACTTTCATCTTCGTCATCATCATCAACGGAGTCTTCCACATTTTTATATTGCTCCATTAGTTCAAGTACACCTGTGCGTTTTTGCGTTAGCAATAATGATGATAGTTCTCTCGAAATAAAATCTTTTTTCAGAGCAATAATTTCTTCCAATAAATTTGGAGAGGAGGTGGTTTCATCCAAAGTTTTCAGAATATTTCTGTACAAATCTATTTGTTTAGGAAGCTCCCTCTCAATACGTTTCTCAATAAGTTCTAAATCTACGAAAGATATAGACGTATCTTTGTCATAAAAGTCGCATATAATTTCGTATATGAACTTAGCGGGTTCAGAGAAAGAATCCTTAACATCTAGTTTCGAGAGCTTGTTAAAAGATTCCCTGTCTTTAATAATTGAAGATAATATTTTAGATTCCATAATTTTATATTATATGATATATATTATATAATTAATATAATACAAATAAATTACAATGTAATATATTTATATTTATTAATATCTTATATTGATAATATAAGTAAGACTATAGGAAGGAAAATTAGTTCAAATTATTTTTGCGTAGCTAATAACTTTTTTAACTAATTCATCATCATTCATATCTTTTGGGTCTTTGTCTATAGGAATAACACGACAAGACTTAAAAAATAAAGAATAACGATGTTTTATTTTTAAGGCGTGGGATATTGCATCATTATCTAATACAATGATTACATCTTTTCCAGACAATAAACTCATTGCATTAGTGGGTATTGAATTAGATAATAATGCTATACTCTGCTCATACCTAGCCATTCTTATAGAACTTACTATATCTTCTACCAATATAAATATATTTTTTACGTCATATTCCCTCCTGTAAGGAAAACTTACGTTGTAATAATTATTACTTCTATTAATCCAATATGTCCTAGATTTTACTCCGTCATATTTTTTACCAGACAATTCTTTATAGTAACGAGAGACATACCCTTTTGTATTACCATTTTGTGATAATATTGGATATATTATTCTTTCTGTTTTGTCGCACCATTTTATTTTATTTAATATAATTTCTTCATTAGTTAGTTCAAATTTATTTTGTAAATATAAAATTTGACTTTCATTTAAGTTAATAATGTGCGACTCGTAAGGGTATTCCTCAGTCTTACGAACAATCGATGAATTAAAAGGTAAAAATTCTCGACTGTTCCATTCTCCTAAGTTACTGGGAATAAATCCCTTAGAATCGCACGCAACTCTAAAACACTTGTACAATAATCCATCTTCAGTTCTGGTTACAGCAAAATCTCCATTTTGTTTAAGACAAAAAGGACATTGAACAGACCTAGTAGTTTCTCCTACTTCTAATTCAGAATTAAGGTGTGAAAGTTGTGTTCTACAATTAGGCACTATAATCTGTGCCAGTTATACCATATGAAGGGTCATCATAACCATACCAAGTACCCTTATCTACACTCCTCAATTCTCTAGAAGATAACTCATCAGGTATAAAATACACCCAACAAGTGTGTGTCTTATCTGCCGAATCCAATATGGTAAATTGTTCCCTTTTATAAAAAGTTGGATATCCTTCTAAATAATCCACATTTTTGAAAGCCTCATCATCTACACTCCATATCTCTCCAATAATTTCCTGAGATGAACTTTTACCAGATGGTATAAGTGCTGGAAATGAACCCATACTTACCATTCTAAGTTGATATGCTTCATCTAATCTTCCTACACCACAAAATATACCATTTTTAATAATTGAAAAATTTGGTTGGTGTTGTTTCAATGTTCCATACACAAATATTTTATTCATAATAACCTCCGTACCTGTTGACTATATAAATCTAAAGTAGTTCCTTCTAACGCTGGTGCAGTATTAACCTCGTAAACAAATGCTTTTTGAGAGCTTGCCTGCCAACCAACATCTACAGCTCCAAAATCTAAATTCAATGCTTCAACTGCTAATAACGCCTGTTCCACAACATCTTGTGGTACAGCTATATTCTTACTACCAAATATCCACCCATTATTATAATTACGTATTTGAAAGTTGTTACCAACACTTCCATTACGCAGCATTTTTTTCTGCATGAAAGTGATAGTACCCATAAAAATATGTATCCTGTACTCATCAGATTTTTTTACGTACCTCGTATACAACGTACATTCAGGCAAATCATTCTCATTATCAATTAGGTAAATACCGCGTCCTCCGCAACCTCGTAATAATTTTCTAGCAACTGCTACCCTATCTTTTTTAATCCATCTTTCAGCTACATCTTTAAACGTAGTAAAACTAGGAATACGAACTTTGTTTAGCATACACTCTAGTGCTATGTGTTTATTCTGTGCCTTAGCTACAGACTTAGGATTATTTACAATGTAAATATTTTCATTCCACCAATTTGGAAATCTCGAGTTACCCCAGTTTATAACTAAATGATTATCGTAATGTGAATAATTACCATTCTCCCGCACACGCTTACATCTTAAATCAGATAAAGAATTAGATAATGCTTTGGCTGACTCAGATTGTAATTTGTAAGGATATATTATAGGTCTAAGCATTAGCTAATGACTCATTAGTAACATCTAATACTTCACATACTTGATAATGTGGATTAACCTTAACTTTGGTAAGATACTTAGTCCACATCTGTACGTGATATGGAGAGTTAGGATTCTTAACAGCTAATCCATCAGTATTCCAATCATCCCACTCAGCAAATTCTCGCGTAACAAATACTGCACGATTATTGCCACGCATCTTAACATAATCCATTAATATAACAATGCCAGCAGTCCAAGAACGCCTGTGTCCACCCTCATTTAGATAATCTCTGAGTATGGTAAACGCCTCCAATTTGAGTTCTTTACTAATATTTCTGTAAGACATAGACGAGTAGTATCCTTCTCCACCAGTCTCTCTCCAACCAGCAATATGTATGTCAGCTAATACTTGACCACCGCAGCAACTACCTGCTTTGCTGTAATCGTAGCCAACATAATATTTTTTAACATCGCCATTTTCATCTGCGAAAGTAAATTTTACTTTGTCGTGCATGATATTTCTCCTGTACTATTAACTTGGTTGAACTGCAATGTGTGAATCATACTCGCCCGTTTTGGTGCAGTCTTGACAAATCGGACGATTCGTATCAGTCCAAGAAATTGAATAATCATCTATTGAATTGATTGGACATGAACAAACCTCGCAACCATCTTCGGTAGCTTTTCTAAATACTTCGTAGTCAACGTACTTACCATTAACTAAATAACTCTGACCTGATACATCGCATGGGGCATCATCCCACACAACATCATCGTATTCATCATAGAGGTCGTCAAATACCTCTATTATGCTACTTGGGTCTAACATCAATGTGTGCTTATCAATATACCCCATATATTTTTTATTTTCTGACATAGATATCAACCTACCTGAACATATCTCACCAACTTCCATTGTTGCAAGATGTTTCTGATAATTATGAACCTTAACTTTATATTGAGGAAAATTATTCCTTCTGCCAATTAAGCACCCACGAGTATTATTTTTATATGGTTCAAAGGATTCATACGTAAATTCTATTTCATCATATTTACACATTCCAATACATTTGAATGGATTGTTATCATCTTCATCAGAAAATAAATCATCTACTCTGGTTACGTTATGTTGTTGTCTACGACCAACGTATGGAGTACACATTCCATAATCATCATCCCAATAATTATTGTAATAATGTGCATAAGTGGGTCTAACTTGCTGTCCATCATATATTTTCTTAGTCTCAAACTTTCTATCTTTATCGAATGTTAATAATGTACCAACATTTAATGAGAATATCTTAGATAATTCTACTTCATTTCTTTTAGCCACAAAGTATAGTGCTTCAGCCTCAGACGCAAATAATACTACATCATCATCTTTCACGATACCAAAATGTAGGGGGCGTTCTGTATTGCGGATAAAATGTAACTTACGCTTTGAAGTGTCATACCACACAATAGTAAACGCTCCCTCTACTTTTTGGATAAAATCTTCTATGGAATTTTTACTCAAGGCAATAGCCAATGACTCAGAATCCACATTACAATCTGTGCCTTTCTTATCAGCTAGCACACATATCTCGTGCTTGTTTCCAACATTTCCATTGTGTACTAATACTATATTTTTACAAATAAACGGGTGTGCATTGTCATCATTGATTTCCCCAGTAGTAGCGTATCTGGTATGCCCAATAACATATTTATAATTATTAAAATCTTTCATTATAGTTGTAAACTGCTCAGTATCTATAAATTGTCCTGCGGACACAGCTCGTTTAAGCACGCTTACAGTCTTATTATTATCTATTGGCACAGTAAACATACCTGTGGAATGTTTGCCACGCAAAGATGTGGCTACCAATAAGTCTCTGAATAACTTTTTCTCTGACAACCCAAATTGTAATTGTGATAAATTAATTATGCCTGTTATGCCACACATTTATAATCCCTCATCATAGTATTCATCATTCTCGTCATATTGACCTTCATCATAATCTTCTTCATTGTAATCTTCTTCATCATCATAATGTTCTTGTACATCTCCGATGTTATCGTTAAAGAAATTTCCCATAGTATATCTAAATCGAGGTGTATCAATATCTCTGTCTATTCTTTGCATATATTTATTTAATGGGTAAGGAATTATGTACTCATCTACCTGCTCGGCAATGTCTGTTTCTCTAGGTAGTAGTACAGTGTTATTCTTAAAATAATCTATGCTACTTTCTTTCATGTTGTTATAAAGTAAAATATCCTGTGCTAATCTTATACCCTCGATTATGTCTGACTCACATTCATTGTAGTCTAGTATTTGATGATAGTTCTTAAATACTTTCTCTAGGTAATTTGAAATACCAAATCTAGATATTTCTCTGTGCAAATTATTGGCAGAGTTACCAATACAATTTTTCTTCAGACACATAATTATATTAATCCACTCTTTGACACGCATTATATCGTATGTGCCACCATGTAATCTAAATTCTAGACTGCCATAAGTGGAGGTAGCTTTTAAATTTAATGCACTATATTTAGGAAAACCATTTACGTGCTTCTTAAAGTCCAAGTCTTTTTCTACTGACGTCAGTATGTTAGATAATGTACGTTTAAAATCATCAGACCTAGCGAAGGGCAAACAGTATAAATTTTCTTTTCTATGTACACCACAATAATTAAATAACACATTCTCAAATATAGCATAGTCAATAAGCAGTCTAGCGTATTCATTTTTATTTAAGTCAGTAACATCTAAATGTATATGTACGCTACATCTGTCTGATGGAATACTATTGGGTACAGTAATAGCCGCAAGATATTCATTTAATTCATTCAGGGCTACAGCTAAATCTTTGCCAAATATCTTCTTAGTAACAAATTCAACTCCATTATTACGTAAACTGCCGTCATTCTTTACATTCCAATACCCAGTACCAAAAAATATTCCTCTGGTTTCCGCGTCAAAACTAAAATATGGATTATCAGAGTCTCTATTTACTCCATTATGTACAAAATGACTAGCCTCTTTCATATTTTCTAACTCAACTTCTACACCAATAATACATCTTGGTAATACAAAATCACTAGACTCCTGATAAGAAAATACGTTTCTATTTTTTTCGAATATTGAACCTATGTTATCTGTGGGCATTTAACATTCCTCCAATCTGAATATTTTCTAATTGTATCAAATCTATTAAGTCATTGTTTCCATTAAATAAATCTACTGTTGGGTACATTGACTTGTCTCTCATTTTACCAACTAATATATCTTTATACCCAAGATAAATACCCTCGCTGTTCCACGTAGAACTTACATATAAATCTTTTGATATAGCACCTGCATATCTGTCTCCAGATGTAATCCTACTTATAGCACCACTAACTGTGAAATAACTTGGAAAAAATACTTCCCTTATAAACTTTGGTTTTCTTAAATCTTCGTAGTTAAATAAAGGAAGTTTAAATATTTCTTTTAAGTCATGATTCAATTGAGTTATGTTTACAACTCTCTCATTAAAAGATTGTCTGTATTGTTGTGTAGCAAATCTAGATAGTCTGACAACACCTTTCTTAGCATTTAATAATCCCAATCTAGGAAACTTAAAATCAATTTCAATATATTCTACTCTATGTCTAGTCGGCAACCACTCATTATCATCTCCAATAATTGAACCTGAAATATTGTTTCTATCTTCATCAATATCGTCAACATAAAATAAGTTAGGTTTTGTATCATTTAGGTAGAGTAATACAGTGCAAGTTCTATATCTCTGTCTAAAATCTCTCCTGTCTTCTGTAATAATCACTATGAAGTCCCCAAAGTTGGTACATGCATACCATAATTTTCACATAAATCCCAAGCATCATCAACAAGACCACAATTAATAATATCTTGAAAATTATCCTCTCCGACATCTGCTATTCTTCGCTCGTGTGTAGGTTGTTCATTATTTGGTAAATAATGTAATACGTCAAAAGTCATTGCTTTTATCTGTTCAAATACCCACGCTTTTATATTATCGTTACTCAACCATATATTACTAGGAGTTCTATATTCAATTCCATATTCTTTTTGCCTGAATGAACCTGCCTGACCATAAAATGATTTTCTTTGTGATGTTCCCTCTAATACTGTTAGCGGTAATCCAATATACCAATCACACCCTTTGACTAAACTACTGCGAGCCATTGGATGAAAATTAGGTTCGGTTAATCCAACATGGATATGACCACCTGCAGTTCTGATATTATCTTTGTGTAATAATTTAGTGTTCACAACATTTTGTTGTAAAGAATATATGTTGTAGTCAGGATCGCAACCAAATTGTTTAGCTTGTTCAGACTTTAAAAACTCAGGCTCAAACTTTTGGAAGTCCATTATTTTATAGTGTAGGCTATGCGATTTTATGATAGTTCTTAATGATTCCATTACATCATTAGTCCTTTTAACAAATTGTTTTGCTGTGAGTGCGGGTTCAATATTGAGTTCAGCCATAACATTATCCTCCTGAACTGCACCACCATTAACTTCTCTAGGACACGCCTTGCTACCACCAACCAAGCCAACGCTCGGATATGCGTTATTATCCTCATCATATAAGAATAACTCAGCATCATGACCAACAGTTAATATTTGTTTTGGCATAATTATTTACCTCTCCGTTTTTATCTCTTAATTTAAAATTTTCGCAATATAAAAAGCCTAATATGCCCCCAACCACCACCATTCCTTCTAAACAGTTCTCTATGTTTTAAAGGCAGTATACCAAGACCAGTTTTCGTTAGTGTACAAAACGCCCTAGCAATATATTCCCTTTCAGCTTGGCTCTTGGAGTACATACACCCATGACCTTTAATTCTAGAAGTTTCAATATCCCTATCTAAAACAAGCTCCAAACGTCTTCTTTTACCCATTCTCTTATTAACTAAATCAGAATCAGAGTATTTTCTTTTGAACCAACGCTTACTACGTCTTTTGTCTTTTTTAGGTCTACTTATTCTGTGAAAAGGCCTATATTCACTCATAATCATATCTCCCAATCGAATGTGAAGTCAGATTTTAATAATAATTTACCCTCGTGAAAAATAATTTGAACAGTAGAATCATCTATCTTCCGAATCTTAACAGTACAATGTGTAACTTTGGTGTCAGATAACTTAAACAATTTAAGAAAATCATTAAGGTTATAATAATCAGTGTCCATCTGAATATTAAGTTCCTTATTTAATTCCTTATCTTGCTTAAGTTCGACAATAACTGGACAGTCAGGAGTAAAATCCTCTCCCGCCTCAGCCTCATCTATTGTTTTAGCTAGGTCTTTGCGTTTACCGCCAAATAATTCTTTTAATGACATACTACACCTCCTTAATAGGATTAAACCAACTTGGTACTTCTGAATAATTCCACTTAGCAAATCTAGATTTTTCTACGTTGTAATATTCTCGATACGCAATAATTGTATTTTTATGTTTGTATTCATCAGGCATACATTGTGGTGGGCAAGTGAACTTTTCACTACCAATATTGTCAGGAACTTTAATTAATAAATCGTACATTTCGGTGCATTTATGTATCTTCTCGTACCTAGCAAAGTACTCAAGTAATAAGAAGAAAAATAATTCATGAAGCCACCGATAATTATCTTCGGACTTTCTAACCCATACTGCAGATGGGTGGTTGTGATGTGTCTTTTTATACAGATTAAATTCATCACAATAATCATCACCATCACATACTCGGTGTGCTGTACACAATAATTGTGCTGATTCTAATATCATTTTTACAACGTGTTTGTCGCAGTGCATTTTAGCACATTGGTCAGCGTTTTTATGTAAGTAAAATATATTCATACCGAATTAATTCTGCGGTAAATACTAGATATGGTATGTCCTAAGTGCGGCATACCTTTGAACCTATTTGGATTTAATTGTTCCCTGTATAACTTTGGCTCAGGCTTATGTATATCCAAATAATTACTGAATAGACACTCATTGTGATAAGATACATTAGACCTTACCTTAACTCGTTTCCTGTTCTTAGACATATTATCCTCCGTTTACTAAATAATTACTGAGTAATAATAACCTGCCCTGATTGACAGGCATTGAATGGGATTTACACGCTTCGAGAATACAACGGACTGATGTCCAATTTTTTATAGCGTTCCTATGAGAACGCTTATAATAAAAATATCCCGCAGTAATAATCATATCCTTCTCAGCGTCGGTTAATGGTGCTTTGTCGTTTGAATGTGATGTAATCATTAGCACATCTCCAAATTAATTATTGAGGTATGACATCAAGCAAACGTATGATCTGATTTTCAGATGTTACGTTAGCTAGTGCCTGTTCATATGTTCCATACTTACCAACAATTTCATACCCATCACCAGATGGTGCAAGTAAGTGAAACAAGTAACCAAGTTCACTAATTGTACGCATGATTCGCTCTCACCTCCTTATATTGGATTTAATTACATTGTAATAAAATTACATTGTAATTATTTTAATAATAGGCAAACCAAAAAAAATTTAGGGATTCCCCATTATTAAACACATTATCTCACATCTAAACATAAAAGTATATAGCATACAATAAAATAATCATCAATATAGAATAATAATTAATATCGCAATAATAAACTACTATCATCATTTATGTCTGTGGCATTTTCTTTGGGCGAAAAAAAATCCCTACCAGAGAGGAGGATTCTCTGATAGGGAAAATGTTACTACCTATAACTTTTATTTTTTAGCCTTAGTCTTTGCTTCGATTGCTACACTTAAATTTTCAGCAAGTGCCTGAATTGCACCAAAGGCTGGTTTTAACATCGCGGCTATTTCCTTAGCTGTAGCCTTTGACATTCCGCCTTTAACATCAGCTTTAGCATATAGACCTTTTAAAGCCCTATGTTCCTCAGCTAACCTAGCAATGTCCTGCTCAAGTACAGATTTTTTCATGTGCTTGGCACGCGTTACAAACTGAGCAAGCGTTTCGTGTTCTTTGGGTGATGTAACTTTTAAAGAACTGATTGCTTCACTCTTACGTGTAGCGTATGACGCTCTATACTTAGGATTACTCCCGCCTTTTTCGTTCTTTGGCGAAGTGCTAATGTCAGCTTTAACCTCTAAGTGATCTAACGCTGTACTTACCAGAGTTTTAACTAAGTGCTTATTATCTCCGCAAGCCTTTTTAGCTTCGCAAATCGTACCAAGTATGGCAAGAGATACAACACCAACATTGTCATGATGGGCTTTTCTGGCCTCATCATAATTTTTTTGGCTGCTCGCCGTACTGCTTAACACGTTACAAACTTTTTGAAAAGATTGCGTGTCAGTATGTGGTACGCCTTTGGAATCCAACAAGGTTGTTTTAAATCCATTTTTTTCAATGGAGTCAGCGAACATTGCTCCCTGTTGCATTGGTGAGACAACAACTTCTTCTACTTTTTGGTTTGATGATTTCATAGTTTTACCTTTTAAGTTAGTTAAAATTACAATGTAGTTTTTCGTAGGTCTATTATTTCCTACTGTTTATTGTGCGGTTGTGTTTGAAATCTCAAAGCCCTATACACTCGGCACTCCTTAGACTTGGTAGTTCTGTAATTTTACCCAATCCGATTTGGGTAGGACACGCTGTAATGCTGTCGCTGTCTAAGTATTAACCATTATACGCCCCTCACAATTTTATGCAAGTTGCCCCTGTTTTTTAAATGTTGCCGTTGAAAAATAAATTCCCGTGTTGTAATTAAATTACAATGTA